CAGGTCTTGGAAGTCTTCTTGTCGTCTTAGCTTAACAGTTTCATAGGCACTAATACCCATAGCATCTGTAAAGTATTTAACGCCTTGAGCTAGGCAGTCTAATCTGTCGTCGTGTTTAACGGCACCTTTCTCCCGACACATACGACTCATCTGGTAGAAGAGCATGTAGAGGAGTCTGTCTTCTGGAGGAGCGTCTTTATTGGAGCTATAGTCCCACTCAACAACACCTCTATCAATGATGAGTCGGTGTTGATTCATGACGGGCTCTAGAGCATCAATGATTCGGTCTTCTTTACGGACGTTAGCCCGTACTTCTTCTACGTCTATGTGTTGTTTGGTCTGTTGGAGGTGTTTCTTAAAGAGTTCTGCAACGATACCATCACCAAAGTTAGTCTCAATAAGGAGCTTGGTAACGTTGTACTTCTTACAGCCCCTAAGGATGTCTAGGAGTGTGTCGTCTCCATAGCCGTCTTTATAGGCACGTACTTCATGGACATAGAGGAAGCCGTTACGTTGGGAGATGTAGGTAGCTGCTGTTTCGTCTGTACCTCGACCTGATGGGTCTACTGAGCAGATAGTCTCGGTATAGGGTCCCCACTCACCTTGTAACTGCATAGGACTGTAGAAGTAGTCACCAGGGAGACCAACAGTTGGTAGGTCTTTCAGGACGTTCCTAGGGTCACTACACCAGACGACAGCATCTGGAGCTTGTGTCGGGTTAACAGAGGTAACGATAAGGTCAGAGAACTTAAGTGGGAACTTCTCAGCGTCACTAAGGGAGGTGTCAAGCATGAACTGCAACATGAAGTTGCTACGACCCATAGCTGCTTCACGTTCTAGCAGGTCATCATCACTAAAGCGATCTGGGTCTGTTACTTCCCAAGGTTGAGAGCCCATGTCTATGTCTTCCTGTAGCTGGGGAGCTATCAGGCCTTCATAGTTGCTAAGAGAACGTGGGTAACGTGATGGCCAGACAAAGGGACGGTAGTTACGTTCAGCAAGCTTACGGTAGATGGTGAAGGTAGTCTGTGGTGTACCGAGGTACATGATCCGACTGTCTTTCTTAGGCGTGAGGATGGACTCAGCTTCTGTACAGAGCTGCAGGAGCTTCTCCCTCATCATCTCGGTCATGGAGTTACCAGGCACCTCGATGTCATCAAGGATCATCAGGTCAGCACGGCTACCAGTTAGCTGACCTGTAATACCAACTGACTTAACGGATGGTGCTTGGTGAGGGGAACAGTTTACGTCGAATGAGATACGTGACCACCGTGCTTCATCACTCTTTGGTCGTAGGTGTGCTAGCCAAGGTGTTTCAATGATTAGCTTCTGTAGGAAGATAGACATGTTGTCTGCCCGTTCCTTAGAAGCTGAGATAATCATGATCTTCTTCTCAGCGTCTTTGAAGAGTGTCCACAGAACAAAGGCTCCAGTAATCCAGCTCTTACCGACTCCTCGGAATGCTTGGATCTGTAGTCGCTTAGGACCGTTCTGTAGGTAGTCAGCAATAGCGTATTGAGCCCGTGTAGGGGATGGAAGATCAAGCTGATTCCACATTGCTTGAAGGAATAGCTTAAAATCACCCCTTAAGGCGGTTAAAGTATCCATTAGGTGTCCTCATAGCCAAGAGCCTCCCAGAAGCCCTCAGGGAGCCTTACAGACGCCTCTCCGTGGACGTATCCGATGTTCCATACTCCGTCATCTCGCTTGCCAATCTTTATATTCAGCATAAGGCTGCCATCAGCTCTAGTATAGGGTGTGTTTGTAGACTTAACGTCAATAGGGAGTGATTTGCCGTTCTCTTTGCTGTACAGTAAAATATCAATAGGACCAGAAGCCGCCACATTGCGGAAGACCTCTAGTCCCATTGATAGGAAGTATTGACATACGAAGAGTTCAGCAACAGCCCCAGAATGGACTTTGCTGTTCATGTTTAATCAGCGAGCTTTACTCTTGGCTGAAGGTATGTATTGTGGATACGTTCAATCCGACCAATACCTTCAGTGATCTGTCTAAGGTTTGCTGCTGGGTCATTCTTTTTGATGCGTAGTTCCCTGTCGTAAGGGATATTCATCAGGTGACCAAGGTTAAGAGAAGCATTCTTAGTGGGGAAGAAGCCATGAGTGGTTTGGGCTCTACCCATTGGGTTTTGACCGTTAACGTATTTGATCTTGAGGTTGTCCAGGAAACGTTCAAAGGTAGAACGTTCCCTAGGTTTACTTTGGATAGCTAGTTTGTTCTTTACCGCTGCCATGTATGCTGCCTTTCATGAAGTGTGTCAATAGTGCCAATCATCCCGAAGGGACCATGGCGTTCAGTTGAAGGTGGAGCGATTTGGTTAGGACCAATCACACCAGTACGACCACTACCAGTACCACGGTTTGTAGCCCGTAGACGGTCGCTAGGTTTAGCTACTGGTTTAGGTGTTGCTACAGGTTTAGCTGCTGGTTTAGGTGTTGCTACAGGTTTAGCTGCTGGTTTAGGTGTTGCTACAGGTTTAGCTGCTGGTTTAGGTATAGGGGCAGGTGCAGGTGCTGGCTTCTGATACCGCAGTGTACCAGTTGGAGGAGCAGGGTTTGTTTTTGGAATAGTACCAATCTGTCCTTGCACCAATGGCCTGGTTTCCCTTTTAGGATTACCAGCTCTATCGAACTTAGGACGACCAGCCGAATCATGTGCCGGTCCACTATCAACTGTGCCTACTCGTTGAGGTGCTGGTCTTGGTGGCTGTACTTGCCTAACAGGCCCACCAACTGATTGAGTGGTGTCTGCTAGACCAGATTGATTGTATGCTAGTTCCTGAACACGTTGACGTGCTAATGCCCGAGCAGTTTGTTCATCAGCACCGTTACGCATAGCATCAGCAGCAATCTGCTGTTCGTGCTCATAGAGACGACGGTTTCGCCATTCAATAGAGTCTTGAGATACACTACCAGGCTCAACAGGTGCTGAGATTTGGGGATTACCAGTGCTGTTGTTTCTGCCCGTTACCTCAGGTCTGCTAAGTTCACGCAAGCTTTCATCAGCTGCAAGACCAGTACCGTAGTAAGCAGCTGGGTTGATGTTTAGACCTGCTTTATCAAGGATGTCATCGAAATAGTTTTGCAAGTCATTAGCAGACATATTATTACTTCGCATAACTTCCTCAGCATAACGAGGATCGGAGCCGTGCCCAACATTAAGCGGACCCCACTCAGGCCAGAGATTAGTCGCACCAACACTGGCACCTTTTAATGCTGAGGTACCGTGTCCCCTGTGAACTTCAGCACCTTTACCCCCTTTTCCGAAGGAAATATGAAGACGATCCCTGACTTGATCAGCTTCTACCTTAGTGGACAGGAAGTTTGCAGGATCCTTGCCAGAAAACTCTTGAATAATAGCAGCGTCATTCTTGGTGGGTTTAGCGTCTCCCCATTGAAGTTGCCGCCACCGCTGGTATCGCTTGAATCCATCATCACCCAAGGTCTGCCTAAGTACAACCTCTTCGTCAGGTTTAATGTCTTCACGGATGCTACGCTTGTCTAGTCCTCTAACTTTACCCGTAGAGGATGTTTCTACTTTTAGGTAGCCCTTACCAATAACATTAGTGTAGTCTACACCCATAACCTTAGCAGCCTCTTTATCTGACATACCTTCCCGTACAGTCAAATCAAGAAACATGCCTTCAAGTTCATCCCAGGAGTTGTATTCCAGTGGGATGTAGCCGAGACGCTGCATCTGCTGAAAGTGCTTTTGAGGATTAGCGTCTAAGGTTGCTGGTGTTCTATTGCCAGGTACATTTTGTCTTTGCGCCATTACATAAAAAAAACCGCCCCCTTCGGAGCGGCGCTAAAGTACTTATCCGTTAATGCACAGGTCTATCAGAACATTTCGTTCCTACGCCTTGCTTTACGCTTAGGCTTCTCTTGCTTAGCTGGAGCAGTAGGATTAATCTTGAGTGAGTTAGCGTAAGACTCACCACTCTTGACGGGTCCTACACCATTCTTGAGTTGCTCACCAGTCAAGTTACTACGACCCTGTTGACGGGAAAGGGATGCAGCACTCATACGACGGATGTCCTCAACAGACTCCTTAAGTTTTGGACGCTTGGTTGTTTGGGTAGCCATTAATGGATATGTTGCATAATCAATTGTTCACGGGGCGTGACCCCGAATGTCTCCCTCATCCATGAGAGCCAGTTTCTACTTCCTTTAGCCTGATTACATTTCTTGCAAGACGGTACGAGATTGGTCGTAAGAGTCGGACCCCCAAGAGTGCGAGGGCGAACGTGGTCAAGAGTGAGTTCATCAGGGTCATAGTTAATTCCACAGTAGACACATAGACAATTAAAGTGTTCTTTGATTGCACGACGGTGTAGCCTCTTTGCTTCAGAGCTTGTCATCGTTATTAGGTTGTGGAGGTAGTGATCAGGAGTGGGAAGTAGTGGAGTCATCACTAGGCGTACTTCTTACCAGTACGGGGCCTTCTACGGTTAGCTGAGGGGCTTTCTAACTTGCCTCTATTGGGACCAGTATGGGAAGCATCTTTACCATCGCCATTACCGTATGTACCAAGCTTGCGGTTAAGCTCGTTAGCCTCAGTACGAATCATTAAGCCCTTACGGGACTTGTTGTATTTAGCCTGTTGCTTTAGGCGACGCTTACGGGCAGCAGGGTTCTTCTTGTAGTAGTTAGATGTCTTTCCTGCCATAGAGCCTCGTACGTACTAGTTCAGGGTCTACCTTTGGCATGATGGATGCGAGCTTATCGAGAGGGTTACCCTCATACGCCACGCCTGATATGTCGTTTTTAGTGAGCCAATCACAAGC